TTGGAAATCTCAACCCATTAACTCCTACTTTTAAACCATCTTGTATGCCAGTAGCTACACCAACACTTTTTAAGTAAGCTATTTTTTTTAACTCATCTATTTCATTTAATGTAGTGGGTAATCCTGTTAAAAATTCTAATTTAGGCTGTACAGGTATAGGTAATATTAAAGTGCCTTTATTAATGCTTTCCCTTGCTAATTTATTGGCTAAAGCCTCTTCAAATGGGATGCTGCCAAAGTCAACATCAAATTCGCCTGCTTGTGGTTTAAACGATATTTTTTTAAAAGGAATTGATAAATCTTTTGCACTTGATTTTAAGGTGGTGCTTAAACTTTTTACTTTCTTTTCCGTTTCTTTAAATAGTGTGCCAGCCGCTGCATCGGTATCTAATAGCTTTCTTAATTCAGCCTCATAAAAAGCCGTTTCTTCAGTATTTTTTTGCAAGGCTTCCTTTTGCCTATCAAGCCCTTTTGTTACTTGAAATGTAGCAGAACCTTGCACACTAAACCCGCCAATTGCAGCCGCTTTTACATTATCCCACAGCGTTAAATTATCGGATAGCTTACTATTTATTACCTCATATCTTTTCTCAGTAGTTTTGGCAATTAAATTTTCAACCCCTCTTATTTTTGCCTGTCTTACTAAAGCCTGTGTTTGCTTATCAATTAATTCAGTAGCAAAGCCAGTATTTATATTTGATAAACTTAATTGCTTATTAAATACATCATACTCTTTATTTAAAGCACCTATTGCCTCCTTTCTTTTAGCATCGCTATTATTTACATCTTGTGCAATAGATACTAATGCTTTTAGCCTTGATACTTGACCAGCAACACTTGCTTCAGCTTCGCCTAATGCTTTGTTTAAGTTTCTTTGTGCTTTTTCTGCATTGCTAACACTGTTTACAAAGTCGGCTATTTCGCTACCAAACGAAATAAATAAACTACTAACTACAGATAAGGCAATACCTATACCAGCAGGACCAAGCAAAGAAGATCCTAAAGCCTTTAATGCACTGCCAGTACTACCACTACTTTGCTGTAACCTTTGAAAACTCTCTAATAATGGGTTCAAGTTATTGGCTATACCGATAAATCCAAATGGAGCATCTTGTGCAACCCTGCCTAAATTTAACAAAGCATTACTAGCTTGTGCCGAACCCCTAACTGAGCCTTTTAAACTTTCTGTAGTCCTATTAACTGTACTACCTAAATTAGACAAACCGCCTGCTACATCTTTTACCCCGCTACCAGCTAATCTACCTAATGACCTCTCCGTTTTAAGGGCTTCGTTTGCTGTATTTGATAGCCCACGTTGTGCCTCAGTCAAGCCCCTTGTAAGACTTGACATATCTGCACTACCAACGACTTTTAAAACTTCATCAGCCATTTTCTTGTTTTTGTTTTTCTAAAGCGGCATGAACCCGTTTAATTGTTTCAATCATTTCTTTGCTTACTCCTTTACCACCACTATCCTTATAAATTGACGGCCAGGCATTATCAAACTGTGAACCTTTAACATATCCAGCACAAGCAAACTTTGCAACGGCTCTCATCAATTCGTTATTCTCATCCCTTTCATCAAAATAGCCCTTACAAGCGTAATAAAACTCTTGAGGGCTACTTGTATAATATTCATAAGGCGACCATTTAAGCCTACCAAATGCTATCTTTAAACAATCATTTAAGTATTCCTGCTCACTTTTGCTTTCTTTTTTTTTACACCCTCTTTTTCAGGCTCTTTTTCAAAGTTAAATTCCTCTTGAAAGGCTTTTTGAATAGTTATAATTTGCTCATTGCTTAACTTATCTACCATGTCGCACACTTGCTCAAATGTTACCTCTAATGGCTCTCTTTTTTGATAAGCATTGCAATAAAGCCCTGCATAAATTAAAGCATAGCTACTTGTAATTTCCTGTACATTTTCATCAACATACTTTGCCATTACGTGCAAAGTCATTTGATTAAACTTTAAGCCTAGCTCTTTACCGCCAAAATCTATTTTAATGTAACTCATAAAATTAAGCTGTCGTAGTTGGTGTTACAGGGCCTGCAATTTTTATACTTGCGTTAAATATGCAAGGCTCATTTAGTCCGTAATTTTCACTAAGGCTTAATAAATAACCTTTACCTGTTTTTGTTACATCTCCTGTAATTGGGGTAACTGGTGCAATTTGCCAACCAATTTTTACCTTTGATTGTTTTGTAACATACAAGTCTGCACCACTTATTTTATTTGCTACAGGATCGTACAGTTGTATGCCTTCAAATTCAATTCCTTCAGTAGATAATCCTGGCAATATTTCAGTTCCGCAAAAGCTTGACGCATCAATTTCTGCGTCTTCGCTTGTAAAATCAAAAGACTTTAAACAAACTACTGTATCATAAGTAGTGCCGCCAGTAGGGTCAATTTTTAATACAAAATCTTGACCTTGTTTTTGATGTTCTGCCATTTTAAAAAGTATTTAATTGTTTTAAATGATTGTTGTACAAATATAATAATTATTTGCAACGTGGATGCAAATTTTATTTAATAAAAATTAAGTGTTCAAATGTTAGTGTTCTAGTGGCGAAATAATCATTGCCCTCGGTTGTCAAACTATCGCTACGATCACTAATTAATTTCATGCTCACCATTTGAAAATCAACCCCCAAATCAAGTACGCTTGTGGTTGCAGGGTAAATGGTGGTAAATATTTCGTTCACAATATCGTCTGCCATCTTACCACTGTTACCGTATTGCTCAACTGTATGTACTGATAATTGTATTGATGTGTTAGTGCTATGCTTATACATTGTGCCATCCTCTGTATTAGCAATATCACTCATTATAATGTAGTTGTCGGGGTTTTCGTCTTGCGGAACTTCTAAGTAGTATATTGTGATAGCAATACTGTTAACTTCTAAAGCGGCTAAGGCTGCTACATACGCCTCTCTTAATTTATAGTTAACTGATTTCAACTTGTTATTGCTTTTTTAATTTGTTCTTTTAATTTCTTTTTTGTTTTCATAACCGCTGGGAATAAATAAGGCTGTGGCTTTATTCCTGTACGCAATATTTTTAATGCAATTGGATAAGCCGCTGCCATGTCTTCACTTTCTATATTGGCTTTTTTACCAGTCCTGCGTTGTGTTTTAACGCTGTAAGTACCTGATATACCTTTACGTTTTACCCATTGCATTATCTTTAATAAAAAATCTTTAAAAGAGCCTTTTTTACCACCCCCACCTTTAAATTGACCTGCCAATTGCTTCCACTCTTTTGGTAAGCTACCTACATAATTTGAAGCAAACTTTCTTGTCCCAAATTCTATATAAGCACCATAATTAGCCCTTACTGTAATCTCAGCACTTAAATTATTTTTATCTGCATAATTAGCATCTATCGAACCTTTTAAATATCCATCGTCTTCTGGGCAATTCTTTTTAGCTTCAGTTACCGTTTCAATTGCCCAGGCGTTTAATTCATCTGCAACCTTGTCTTCAATAGCTCCTTTTTTCACCTCTACATTTTTAATTATTTTATCTATGCCGCTAAAATCAAATTTAATTGCTGCCATGTTTTGTACATCTTAATATTAAATAAGATTTTTTACCCTCATTAACCACTTGCACACTATTTATTTTTAACTTTTTAAGTTGATAAATGATAGTGTTTTTTGTAGTTACTGTATAAGTATCATATTGGCGAATAGTTATTTTATAATCATAGCTTTCTGCTCTTTGCCCCTCAAAAAAACTAGCTTGTCCTGTTCTGTTTTCTACATTAGCCCAGCAAGTGTATAATGTAGATGCCGCATAACTTACACCACCGCCACTATCCTTAGTTCCTGTGTTAGTTTCAATTGTTATTCTAGTATTTAATTTACCTACCATATTCTACGATAAGGGAATAATGTTAATTCAACCATTGGGCTTAACTCAGTTGGTACTGTTCTATTATTTTGTGTGGTTGCATTGGCTGGTGTATCACCTCTATTCTCATACAAATATGCTACCTGTTGCAATACAGCCGTTTTAAACTGCTTAGGCAATGGGTTTTCCGTTGTATAACCTGTTGTGTAATTAGCCACTAAATAATTGCTGCAAGGGCTTTTAATTGTTTTAAAAAATACTCCTTGTAATTTGTAATCTGCATCAACCGTTAATGCGTTACCGTCTTCATCTTTTAACGATGTAAATGTTTTTAATGGTTGATAAGGCAATTCAATACCACCTAAGCTATTATTAACAACCGCCTCAATTGTTTTATCTACCAAAGAAATATTTAAAAAGCCTTCAACTTGTAGCCTAGCTGTTTTAATTAATTCAGTTATCAAAGTATTTTCTTCAGTAATATCTAATTCAATTTTACACCATTCTTTTGCCTCGGCTAAAGTAATGGGTTCAGTTGGGCTTGATACCTCCGTTGCTTTTACATCTATTACTAGGTTGTAATTCATTTTTTTAATTTTGGCTTTTCTTCTACTTTTTTTGCAGGCAAAGAAGCTTTATCTTCTTTTTTAGCTTCTTCATCAACTATTTTTACAAGCCCGTTTTTTACCAATTCGGCTGCATGCAAATCGTTAGTTTCATAAATGCTACCTACACACATTAAACCAAATTTACCTATATGAGTAAACAATGTTTCTACTTTCATGTTAAATCAATTTTGTAATTGTAAAATCTCTTTTCCTTTTTGTGGCAAAAAACTTTCATTTAATTTTTGCTTTGTTAATACCATAACCTCTTTCAAATGCTCTCTTTCAAATTTCTTTACAGCAATATTATCTGGTATGCCAGTTCTATCATGGCTGCTCCAAAAAGCACAAGTTTCTCCATCTACTTTAACAATGCTTAAATACCAAACAAAGTTTTTTATAAATAACGTTTTATTAACTATCATGTTTTAAAAAAAGCCGTACCGAAATTGGCACGGCTTTTATTTTAATGTTTACAATTCAAATTAACTTGTCAAATCGGTAATTGCAGTAGCGAATGTACCTTTAATGAAAGCCGCTGGTTGATAAATAGGCAATGCCAATCTCTTTTCAATTACAATTGTAATTAAGTTTTTGATTGCATTATCTTGGTCTTGGTCATAAAAACGAACCGTAGTACCTAATCTATCAAAAATTGCAGCTTTTGAAGGGTCGAATACTAAGAAGTCGCCAGCCGTAACAGATGTATGTTCAACTACTCTTAACCCTGTTCTCATTGTTAATACACCAGGGACATCTAAGCCATTACCGCCTCCTAAGAATAGGTAATTATTAGTAGTGTCTTTCTTCTCAATCATGTCGTAAAAATCAACAGGAGAGACCAACGCAATGTTTGGATTGTATTTAGCCACCCTTGCTTGTTTACGTGCCGCCAATAACACATCAAAATTATTAGGGGCGGCTACAACCGATGTGCCAGCCGCAAAAGCTGTAGCATTGGTAAATAAACCGCTTAAATTTTGACCTGTACCATCACCATACAATACTTGTGTATCTTCAATTACCATTACCTCTTGTATGCCTACTTGAGATAAGAATGATTGCAAATAAGGTATATCGTCAATCATTTCTTCAGGCACTCTAAAGTAGGTGGCAATTTTACGAACATTAGCATCGTAAATCTGTAAATCTCTATCAATTTGCGGCTTAGTTCCACCTTCAGCAACCATTGCAGGGCCACCCTCACCGCCATTATCACGTATGTATCTAACTACATTACTGTTAGTGATACCTGTAGGCAATAAATCTCTCATGTGCAACTGCTCAAAAGGCTTCATATCTATGCCTGGCACTACTGTAGGGGGCACAAAGTAAGAGCCTGTTAAACTTGTAGCAGATGCCATATTTCCTACAGCTTTACTTTCAAGTTCAATTGCTCCAAATCCTTTTTTACTTACTTTAAAGTTTTTTAATTCAGCAGCTTTTTCAGTTAGTTTTTCTCCTAACTCACTACCAAATGTTTTAAACCCTTTAAAATTACCGCCACCTTGCTTCATCTTCAACTGCAAAGCATCAAAGCCCTCTGTCAATGCTTTCACATCTTCAACAGCTTTCTTTAAATCCTCAGCCTTCAAATCAGTTGGCAAAGTGTTTAATGCAGCCAATTTTTCATTAATTGCTTTCATTTGTAAAGCAACTTCATCTTTTGCGGCTTGTGTTGCATCCGCTTTTGCCTTTTCTTCTAGGGCTTTTTTTGTTTCGTTTAGTTTTTCAACTAATTCTTTAATTTCCATTTTTATTAAATTAAATTTTTATTAAATGTTGTTAGTGCCTCAATTAAATCTTTACCCTGCAAAGTGGCTTTACCCTGCTCTGTGGATTGCATATCTAGTATTATTTGAGATAATTGTTTTGAGTGAAGTAAAAGCATTTCAATAGTTTCATCAGTGGCATCGCTATTTTTACAAAACGCCTCAATTCTTTTCTGCTTTTTCATTAATGTATCAACATCAAAACCCGACTTTAAGCCAGTTAATGGTGTTAACTCATTTGCACCCCATGCTGTTAAACTTGAACCCTCCCAAAGCTGTAACTGCTTTAAATAGTTAGCTGTTTTATCTTCGCTTTTCTCACTTTCTATTTTCCTAAAACCGATACTATGTTCATTTATCAAATCACTTTCAACCATCTTTAAAAAGTCCTTTCCTAAAGAATGGCTACCAACTTGACTTTCATAGTAAAGCCCTTTTGCATCTTCTTGCAATACTAATATTTTACCCAAAGGCTGCTCTGGATTGTGATTTAATAAATGCTTTATACGTGGATTAGTAGAATTAGGGCCAGTATCGGAAATACTTTTTTTGAAAGCCCCTGGTAAAATAATATCACCATCGGAATCAATATTATTGAAGTTGGCAAAATACCCTGTAACAATACCCTTTTTTATATCTGCATCTTTAAAGCATGCACCCGAAAGATAATTTTGTATAGAATATATGCTTTTCAACTTTGATTATTTTAAACCAAAGATATTAATTTTTGCAACAATGTTGCATTTTTTATAAAAATATTTTTTATGTGAGTTTCCCGTACTTATCCCTTATAGGCTCAAACCCTATTGTACAACGGCAATTAATAATATTGCCTGCATTTGCTTTATGCTTTCTATCCCCTGGTTGTGCCATTAAATCACCACTTACATTAAACAATTCATCATAGCTTACTATTACGCCGTTCATGTGTAGATGGTCGTATTTATCACGAGGTCGCCTTCTAGTACGGTTATCGGTTGCGGAAATCCAAACTTTTCGTAAACTTAAACCAGTAGTCTTTACAGATAGCATTGCACCAACATTGGCAGCCGTTACGGTTTCAGTACGGGCTATAGTCCTAGCCCTTTGGTAAGTAAAGCCTATATCTTGTAATTGCTCTGTAATCTCTCCTATTGATAAGCCTAATGGTACAGCTTTTAATAAAATGTTCCTTATTAGTTCCTTTGTGTAGCTTGTAATATCTTCAACTGTGTTAAGCAATTCAACTAAAAAGTAATTGTTTAATAAATCTGTCATTAATTGGTTAAACCCTATTGGCATACGTGCCTTTTGTCTTTTTAAATAGGTTAAATGTTTGGCACCATAAGTTATGCCAGCATCTAAATAAAGGGGCTTTAACGCTTCGTAAAGTTTAGCCGATGTTACAAATTCTAAGGCTTGTGTATCTGTATATCCTAATAATTTTGCTGCAATAAATTGATTGACTTGAAATTTTAGAGCCTTATTTATTACGGGTGTATAAGCCCTTTCCCTACTTTTTTGGAATTTGTTAAAAGCAGCTTGTATTTCTTCTATTTGCTCATTAGTCATTTAACACATTATTTACATAACAAGGCTCACAAAGTATTTTAGGCTTTTGTTGTTGTAGTAATTCACCATCCATTGTAATTGATAAAAGATATTGTGTTGAGTAAATAGTTTCGCCACATGAAGTACATACACTCATATTTGGGTCTTGCTTTTCCCAACTTGTTTTAATATCAATATTTAACGGGTTACTCAATTCAGTTTTTTCTTTTATTAAGTTAGTTAATTCAACCTTTTCTTTTGTACGCTTAAACTCCCTCTTTGCCTCATCAATTCGGCAAGTGGTATTTTTGGGGATATAAGATACAATTATTTTTTCCAATTGCCTAAGTATTTTGCGTTCCATAATCACCAGTATTAGTAACTTCCTGTGGCATATTCAAATCTTCTAGTAAAGAATAGCCACTTTTTACATACACTTTGCTTAAATTTTCATCTCCATCAACCTCAAGTTTAAATGCTTCTAGTATTTGTTTAGGTATCATTATAGGCAAAGCAGCAAAAGCATCTGCCATTTCCTTCACATTTTGCTGTAGTTCAGGAATTTCGCTTAAATCCTCTTTACAACAATAGTTTTGCCCTTTAAAATCAACCTTAGCCATTTGGTTGTAAACATCCCTAATAGCATTTACTTCTGGTAAAACTGCATTAGTGTACAATGAAACCCTAGCCCCTTTATCGCTTACCTCACTACCTGTTGCATCGTTATTGAATAGTCTATCACTAATACGGTAAACATTGCATAGCTTCTTAAAATCAATCTTTTCTAAGTCGGCAACGCTAAGGTCTGCTAACTTCAAACCTAGTTCAATATAGCCTAATTCACCAGCACTAAAATATGGTGCACCTTTGTTTGATGAATTAGATAAGTATTTGTAAAAGTTATCTTTTCTTTTGCTTACTATCTCAACTATCTTATCATTATTACTCTTTTCATAAACAATGCCAGGCACTCCACCATTTTGCAATTGAGCTGTTGACACATCGTTGTTACTGTCAACCCTTGTAAGTCTTTTAGATAGTATTTTTAAAGGACTTAACCCCCTAAAAGATTGAACGGTAAAGTCATTTATTGGATTAAAGTATTTTGAATGTATAATATCTTCAACGGGTATATCGTCAAAAATAATATTACCATTTTCTACATATTGGTAGCTTACTATTCTCTTTGGGTAGGTTGTTGTTACTTTTACATTTACGTTTTGTGGTGGTAAAAAATGTAGCTTAATTACTTTGCCTTTATTTGGGCCAAACTCTGGTCTTTCCTTCAACAGTATTACTTCACCTTGCATTAATTTGGTTGCATAAATAGCAAAAAGGCTTTCCATTTTAGTCATACCCTCAAAAGGCATATCTAATAATTTGGCAAATTCGTTATCTTCTGGTAGATCGGTTAATTTTCCATCATTATCCTTTTTGTAAGAATAAATAGGAACATTAGCGGCTGTATTGGCTATAAATGAAATAATACTGTAAACATCGTCCGTTGTGCAATATCGTTTAGCGTTATCAAGGCTTTTGTAATCTGGATAAAGGGTAACTGAATTTAATTTACTTGATAATATGCTTTGCAGGCTGTTAATTTGATTTTGCAAAATCGTTACTCTATCAAACTTAGCTGCTTTTTTATTGAGATTGAGAAAGTCTAACCAACCCATGTTATAAAATTTGTTGCTAAGTTAAATAATATTTGCAACATCGATGCAAATTTATTAATATTCAGCATCCGCAAAGGTTAATTTTGGCACATATTCAAAATACATACGCATCATTAAGGCATCGGAAAAGTCGGGTGAACGACCAATATTAGCCTTAATAATATCTTTAGGAATTACAGCCTTTTTACCATCTTTATCAATGTTATGCTGCTTTACTTGTTCTAGCTCTTGTATTAAATAGCTTTTAGTTTGCAAATCGTTTGTATTTACAAATATTTTGCTGTCATTAATGTAATTAGCTAATTTAAAATAGCATTGAGATTTTAAGTTGTTAAAATTCTCTTTTGGCTTTTCCCCCTTATCGTTGTATGGTGCATCGGGGCTGGGTAAAGGTGTACTATTGTTTACAAATCCAACACATTTTAAATAATCAACTACCCCACCACCGATACCGTCCTCATCTACAATTGTGTTGCTATTAGGCACACCATACAAATACTGCAATTCTTTTATTTTATTTACATTTTCATCAACAAGCCTTCCATTTTCCATAAATATATTTTCAACCCTCAACCCATCCCAAAGCATGATAACGGTGTTGTCTTTTCCCTTACGGGCTATATCCGATGTTAGATACTTTTCTCCTGGCTGAATAAAATTATTGCTAAAAATATCTACAATCTTATCGTATTTAATCAAAATACTAATATCGTCATCATATTCCCAATTTCCATACAATAAACGCTGCTTACTTGCATTGTCTAAACTGCTTAAATTTTGAATGTAATACTTTGAAATGTCGGGGTTATCAGTTACTAATGCTGGTATAAATTCCACTCCCTTTTTTAATGTTTTTTCTTTGTATGGCTTGTAAAACTTGTTATAAATCCAACCTTTAGCGGGGTTACAACTACCTAAAATTTTAGGTATTAAATTGTTTTCATCTAGTTTGTAACGGATACGGCTTTTTACTATGTTCCAAGCCTTTTCTGCGATTTGGTTACTTTCATCTATAAAGGCATCTGTAATTTCCAAACTTCCTAATTCATCAAAATTCGGATCACTTGGATATAAAAATAAATCCTTTAAGTAAATCAACGACCCGTTAAAAAAGTGTATTTGGCTGCTTTGTTGGTTATATGAGTAATGCTTACCATTTACTAATCCTTGCAATTTGCACACCTCAAAAAATGATTGTAGAGTAGTTTCTTTTAATGTTTTTAAATTAGCTCTACCAATTAATCCCCTAGTACCAGGATATTTCAAACGCTGCTTTATTTGCCAATATGTACCGATAAAACTTTTACCACCTCCAGTCACCCAGCGGCACCGCCATAAAGAATCTCTCCTGTTATGGAGTCCTCTAAATAGTCTAGTGCCGCTGTTTGTTTTTTATTTAGCCTCATAAACCTTTTGCTCTATCCATGTTAAATTACCATCAATCTTTGCATCAACCTTAGATGGGGCATAATCACCTGCCATTTTACTTAATTCCACATTAAGGATAGCTATAGTACGTTTGTATTGAGCTATTTCTCCAGGGGTTAAGTTTCTTTCATAATTTTTTGGCACTCCTTTTTTAAAATCAATAAACACATCTTTTGTGGTGTTATTTATTAATTTCTGTTGCAAGTCCATTATTTCGGCTTGAATTTCTAACTGCCTCTCTAATTTCGATTTTAAGCCTATTTTAAGCCCCTCAACTGCATTTGCTTGTATTTGTTCATTTGTTGCCTTTTCTTTGGTTTTTTGCCAATCTATTAAAGCTTCATTACATTTTTGATAAAACCTTTGAACTTGTATTTTGTATCTACTTCCCAACGCTTCCAAACACTTCCCCTTATCCGTGTTTCCACCTTCAAATAACTTAATCAGCTCATTTTTTAGCTGAGCGTCTGAAATAGTCTTTTTTATGGTGGGTTTAGTTGGCATTATTTTTTCCAATTAAATGAATATGTTATTCTATTATTTGATTGACTTTTAACCACACTATCACTGATTTTTTTATTTTTAGTCCTATCTCCTGTACCATATTTTTCAAAATCACCCATCGTGCTTTTATTTCTTCCAGCCCTAACTAATGACCAATTTTTATCTTTACATAACGCATGGACTAATGCAGGAGTTGTTGTTGTTATATTTATATCCCAGCCTAAATCTGCATAATGTTTTGATGTATAATTCTCAAATGCCGTACCAATTCCTATACCTTGATAATCGGGCAAAACTACCATCCTGTGACCTCTTTTCCATCCCTTTCTCATAGGGAATTGAATAACGCCCCTATGGCATACCAATTTCCCATTTATAACGCCGACCCATTGCTCTGAAGCTGGATGCAATTCTGTATTTAGATAGTGATACTTCCTAAATACCTCCCATACCCTTTTTTTATATTCGTTGCCAATTCTGAAAACTTGTATTTCAATTTCGGGTCGCTTGTATTCTCCGGGGCAAAAAAAAACCTTTGCTCATCTGTATTGTAAATCCAATCGGGTTGCAGCCATTCTATAATATCATGATGACAGGCAACTGCTACAAACCTTTTATTTAATTTCCTGATTGCTTTTTGTATAGCAAAAGACCCGGTTTTTGCAACTTCCCTGTTAACTACGCTTGTAAATTCATCAAATACTACAATTTCGCTTTCTTCTAATATTGCCTTAGCCAAGTCGCACCGCATTTTTTCTCCGTTACTTAAAACAGAATATGGCTTTAACCAACTCGGCGGACTTGCAAACCCTACGCTTGTAAATGCCTTTGTTATTTCCTTTACACTTTTGCCTTTCGGCATATCATCTATAACACTGCCCTCTGTGTAAATTTGCTCAAAAATATAATTATCCGGGAACAACTCTTTAGCTATCGTGCTTTTGCCTGTTCCTGAACTACCTACTATTAAACCTACATTCCACTCCTTATTTTCTATATCAATATTGCCTTTAAAATGCTCTTTTATTTTGTCAATAGATAAATCAAAAGCATTTAAAACGCTTGAAACCCTAAATGTTTCCTTTGGTTTTGTTTCCTTAATTATATTAAATTCCATATTATAAACTTAAAACCCTAACATTAAAACCGTCTGCAATCATTTTGTTATATACTTGCTCCTGATGCGCTTCATCATTGCAGCTTATTATAACTTCAAATGTTTCCTTCAAATCATTTGACAAATCATTATCATTGCCAGGTACTGCCTTTTCCATTTCCACACCCCAACTTTCCGCAACCTCAAACCCTATTTCCTCCGCTATAACATCTTCAGCCCAAACGATATTTGCCTTTGCCGTTGCATTATCTGCCAAAGCCATTTCCCGACCCTGTGGAGTGTTTAAGTCAATATCAGTACGCTTAGTAACTACAATTTCATCCCCTGTAGTTTCAACAATAATTACTTTTTTACCACCTAGCTCACCAAACTTTTCAATACTTTTATTACCTGCAATGATGTTGTTGTTCTTATCAACTAAAGCACCCCTACCAGCTTTAAATTGGCTAAACGACTTATCCATTAAACTGTTACCAAATTCGCTACCTACATTAAAATTTTTGTCATCAAATTTTAAATCGGTTATATCCGCTTCAATAATTTTTGCTTTAGCCATATTCCCAATAAAGTTAATTTAATTTTTCGCAACGTTGTTGCAAATTCAAAGTTACAATCTTTTCAATTTAATTTGAAAAATGATTTTGTTAAGTTAATAAATCTCTCAATTGATTATAGCTTACCTGCATTACCTTTTTCAAATTGTCCTTGTCTAGCCATAACGTATTTAAACGTATTTTTCGTTTCCCAAAGTTACAAAACTTTCAAATTATATTGAAATTATAGTTTTTTATAAAAGTTCCCTTTACTACGCAATTATCATCGTAAAAAGCGTTTACCTTATTACCAATTCTTAATTCTTTTATATTTATCATGGCTTTAATTTTTTATTTTTTAAACCACCCCACCATCATAAGCCTTTTGGCGAAGTTGACTAAGCTGCTATACTCATGGTGTGATGTTGATTTATTATTAGTTTCTATGTATTCAATACTTGATTTAACAAGTAAATCTTTGCCAACGGTGTTTATTAGTTCAGTTTTTAGCAATGATAACCTTGTTTTTTTAGCCTGTTCAAAAGCTTCCTTTTTCTGTTCGTTTGTGAATGAATTAAGAGTGTTTAGGTACTCGTAAATTGAAATAGGCAAAATGTTAAAATCCATTTTTTTAGCTAAAAAAGACTCTTTGGTTTCATTTAGCCAATCCTCATAATCTTGCTTAGTCAATTCCTTTTTATATTCTAGCTGTAAATACTTTTTAGGTGGCAATTGTTTATGTTGGTCTATTGCCCATATACGATAAGCCTTTATGATACTGGCAATGTAAATGCAACTAAAACTTTCATAATGCCTTGCATCCACTTCTAACTCTCCCTTAATGGCCATATCAAAAGCCAGTATAAATTCGCTTAGAGTATGCCCAGAATAGTTGGTAATGATAAAGTCAATTATAACGTTTTTCTCAATTTGGGTGGGGAAGTTTTGCTCCCTCAATCCAATTTTAGCCATAATGAACTTTAAAGTGTTAGTTATTTCATCATAACTAGCTTGACTTATTTTTTTGTCATTTATTGCATTTGAAAACTTTGCAACATCGCTACCAATTTTGGAGAGCTGTTGTTCGGGCTTCGCTAACTCCAACTTTTCCACCACCTTTATTATGCTGTTTTGTATTTCCATCTTCAAATTTTTGTTTTGTTATCCATCTTTTAAAATGTGTGTAAATTTCGTTTTCACTATTGTACCATTGTTGGCTATCCTTATTCGTTGCCACAAATTGCAGCCACTTGTCCTTTACATGATCTATTGTAATTTTTTTACGTAATTCAACATCTGTTGCATAAGTCCATGCTTCAAGTGAACTTTGTAAAATTTGCGGCGGGGCATCCTGGATATTAAAATCGGAAAATTTTCCTGAATTTTTGGGTGTTAAAATTTTTTCTAAATTTTCATCGCTATTTTCTTTTAAATAAATATCATTTACTGTTACATTAACATTTACATTATCATTTACATTAACAGTTGATTTCGTTGCAACGCTTTCAACGGTCGTTGATTTCGTTAAATTTCGTTGAATTAAATCATTTATGAAAGTGTGACACTTATTAAAATATTCATCATTTCCTCCGCTTTCTGCATTTTTTTTTCTGCAATAACCTAATTCAAAATCTAAATCAACTGTTTCAATATTTTCTATAATCTTTTTTCTAAATTTATTAAAAGCAGAGTTTACCCCTGCATCTGACTTTTGAATTAACTTAGCATCCCATTTTGCAAGGTCCCTTTTAAGTTGCTGTTTAATAGGTTCAAAAGTTAGATTAACTATTAAGTCTTCCGTAATAGGGTTTTCATCATTAACGTACTTTAAAATATGAATAAACAACTCCCCAGCCTTTTCTACTGGCATTTTAGAAACTGTATGTATTAGGTCGCAATAAAGTAAGAATGATTTTTTTCCTTCCGCCATGTTTTTTTGCTGTTTTATTTATTATTTAGTGGTATTAAATTTAAAATGGTATAAATTCTACTGCTAAATAATTTCTATGGGTAATATTTTTTACAATTTTTTTATACGGTATTCTTTTTTTACCATACACCAATCTCCCTAAATGATAATCTGCCTCAATCCAACAATTAGTTTTAGTACAGTAAACTTTTCTCCAATCATTAAATCCAATCTCTAAATTTTCATTGTAATACTTTAATTTTATTTCTTCTACCACTTTGTAATAATTTTAATTGATAATCAATATTTTATTTTACAAAAATTATGTAGTAATCATAGTGTTGTACGCTACTTTTGACACACCCAAATTTGTTTAGGTAAAGGGACATCCAATACAGCATTGACATATACATCTAATGCCGACTGATTATATCCAATTTTTTGTTGATGTTCATTTACTTGTTCTAACCTTCTATAAAATATTCCAAGTTGACAGAATTCCTCAATAGCATCTTGAACACCAGGTGCATCAAAATTTGGAAAGTCTTTTAGACTATAATAATACCATAAAAGCAATTCTACTTTTAACGGTGACATATTGATTTCATTTTTATTCATAATTTTTAATTTTTTGCGTGGACAGAAATTGTAAATGTATCGGGGTCAAAGCCTCCATCAGACAAGTATTTCCTTAATGAAACAAACCCTGTTGGCTTACCCTCTAAATTTTTAGACATAAACTCTTCAAATTTTCTAATCATATCAAAGAAACAGTTGCCTGTAATCCTTGCGTTTCTATTTTTCCATTCAGGATATTTAGACAACCAATCGTTTTCTTTTTTTGACCACTTGACTGTAACTTTTTCTTTACTTCTTTTCATTTTGACATATAATTTTAAGACCTAAATAAGCAGCGTACAACATGGGGTTTGCCAATATGTAAGCAGACGGTTATATAATGGGCTGACACCTATCACGGCATCAGCATTTCTTTTCTCAACTTTTGTGCTGCCAATTCTTACACATCGGCAAGCACCAACGTTATGCGATACCTTTACCGACATAGCTAACAGACTTTGAGAAACCTAAACGAATTACACAAATAAGGTTTTCATATTCCCAGTTGAGTAAATCCCATTCGTATCTATCCAACGTGAATTTTGAAACGCCTAAATCTGTATTGTCTTTACATAAGGCAGTCAAACTATTATAATATGAGTGCTTATCTGTTTTTTTATCATATAAGTGGTAAACTTTTCTTTTCATTATACTAAGTATATTTTTTCTAATTTAAAATGTTGCCAGTCGCCAAAATCTTTATCTAGTTCTTTTTGTTTTATAAGCCAATTTATAGCTTCTTGTTCATTTTTAAAATGGTTTTCGTCTTCATTAATATTCGGATAAAATTTTGGCAACCATTCAGTGTCTCCAGTATGGTCTAACCAGCAGTAGTGAATACTTAACATTATCTTTTTTTATAAAAAGTTACTACCAACCCTTTGCTTATTTCAACTTCTATACAGTCATTGTATAATTCATTTGCAATTGATTTTAATTCATTATACTCTTGCTTTTTTGCATTATTTATTTTAGCATTTTTACTTTCCATAAAGATTATATCTTTAGAATATTGCTTTTTGTAGTTGCTGTACTTGCCTAGTTGTAATGGTGTCATTTTGTTTGCTTTTAATTATGATACAAATATACAGCACTATTTTGTAATTACCAAAGAAAAAACTAATTTATTTTCAAATATCTTTATTTATTTGTATATTTACGTATAATTTAAAACTATTGAAATGGTATATTTATTCAAATCACAAGAAATTTATAAAATAGGAAAAGCTATTGATGTTCAAAAAAGATATGAAACACTTTTAACTGGAAATCCATACCTTGAAATTGTTTGTTTTGGAGATGGTGTAAAAGAAAAAGATATTCATAACTATTTTTCAGGAAAAAGAATAAAAAATGAATGGTTTAATCTTGAGGAAAAAGATGTTTTAAAAGCTATTGATTTTATTACAAACAAAGGTTCTTTTGTTCCTAAAGAGAAAAAAGAAACAAAGTATAACAGATTTTACAAAGTAACTTCTAACGGTATTGAACGCTATTACAAGAATCTTACCCAAGTATCAAAGAACGAAAATTTAGACTACGAGCCTTTATATTATGCCATACTTAGAAAAAACAACTTAGTTTATTCTAAAGATGGTGTTTTAGTTGAATTAAAGCAATTTGAATAATCAAAATATTTTAACTATTTTGTAATTTTAACATTTAGACAAATAAGGCATCGCATAACAAGGGTTTGAACGCAAGTAGGGCTTTAGTGGGTTATTCGGCTTTGCACTCTTTTCAGCATTGGTAAGTAAACAAGCATTTGTGCTTTCTATCCCTACCTGCGTCAAGCCCTCGACCGTTAGCTGCTATTTGACCGACCACTCCGAAAGTTTAGCGCTACCATATTCTTTGAACTCCTCAACTTTTGAAATAGGACATTTAAAAGCTACCGTTTTTGTTTGCTCTGAAAATTTACCTTTACGACCTGAACCTTCCCTTTTACCACCAGCTTTTGATTTTTCTTTTTTCTTTGCCATAATTATAAAACTTTAATCAAACCTTGTTTACCGTAACCAAGACCCATACAATCAAAACAAACACCTTTAGCGTAGTACATAAAATGAGGTATAACACCTTTCCCTTTGCATTTTTCACACTTACACATACCTTTTTCTTTTGCAATATTTATCGCTGTTTTGAAATGCCCTTTTTCTTCAAGTTCATTTTTAAAATTTATAATTCTTTCAATAATAAACTCTCCAATAATATCTGCATTGGAATGGTACATTTTAAGTGTATCGCCAATGTAATATTTACAATACAATTGACCATTTTCAAGCCTAAACTTCAATGCAAATCTGTACTTTGTACCACCCTTAGATGTACGATTATATCCAAGTTCAACTTGTTCTATAATTATACCAAAACTCAATGCCTTGTTGATATTTCTCCAGTTCATACTTCTATTGTCTGACGATGCAAACCCTGCTTTTTTATAAATTTCTTGTGCTGTCATTTTTTGCTGTTTTAAATTAACACTACAAAGATAATACTTTATTTTGATTTTGCAAACTTTTTCAAATATATTTTTCAATTTTTAACATTTAGACAAAAAAACAGCGTACAACAGGGGTTTTGCAAAAGTGGGGCAATAGTACTAGATTTGAACATTGGAATTCTAATCAACATTTGTGCTAAATTGAACATTTGTACTTCGATTTCCCCACCTTCGCAAAGCCCCAGACCGTTAGCGGTAATTACACGAACGCATAAGTAGCCTTATTTTTTTCTTCTTCTAATAACCGTATTGCATTTAGAAACTCAATTTCTGTTAATTGCTGTTTGTCAAAATAAGGCTTTACTTCAATCACTTTTTTAGTGCCAAAATAATCTACAATCTCAATCAGAATGTAACTACCGCTAACATCGGTTTTGCGTAATGCCTGCTTTTGTGCTTGTTTTGAACTTTCGTTTTTCATATCAACTTTTGTAATTTAATGAGCATCAGTAATTCTATTACGGCACTAACGCAAAGCCGTGAACCGTTAGCCGCAAGCCTATGACAGCTCCGACTCATCAACATCTTTCAGTTTTTCAAGTAATTTTATTAGTTGCTCAAAAGCCTTATCTGACACCGTAAATCTGACTTCATCAAGTCCACGTTCACGTATTATTTCGCCTTCGTTTGAATAGCGATAAGTTGGCTTATCAACTAAAAAAATTAACTCTTGATGCCTTACAAATTCGTCTTCGGCTTTTTCGTCTTGCTTTTTCTTTTTGGCATAAACGATGTTTGTTCTTACGGATACTAATGTGTTCATTTTATTGTTGTTTGTGAAGAAGGCCAGCGGCTAACAGCGGTTTTGCAATAGCCGCCTGACACATCTCGGTTAATAATTAAGTTCTTCTTTGGCGGCCATCGCAAAGCCGCAAAACGTTTTATTCCTCCGTTTTTAACTCCAAATAATAAATCTTTTCAGGGTTTCGCTGTGCGGCTACACGAGAAACTTTAGTTCTTTTATTTCACTAGCTTCTTTAATTTCAGCCGCTAAATGTTTTTTACATTGCTCCATTGCTTTGCCGTACCATTT